AGGCCGGTTGCCTCGGTGCCTGGGCCCATTGCGGTGATCTCGTCAACGATGCGGGAGAACGTCTCGGGGACGTCTTCGCCGGCCTTAGCGAGCTTGCCGACGCCAGCCTTCAACCCAGCGATAACCGTGTCAGTGTTCACGCCGGTCTTGTTGAACTGGGCGAGCAGAGCAGCGGACTCGTCGATGCTGAACCCGAGGTTACGGAGCGGAGCGCCCGCAGTTACGAGCGACTGTGAGAGTTCGTCGATGCCGATACCAGACGCCTGAGAGGCCCGGTACAGCTTGTCGAGCGTGGCCGCCTGGTCTTCGGTCGAGATCTCCCAGTCGCCGAACGTGCGCGTCAGGTTGTCGACATTCGCCGCCACATCGGTGCCGGTGATGCGTGACAAGTTGATGAACTGGCCCGCAAGGTCCTCGAGCGGCTTGCCCGTCAGGCCGAGCCGGGTGTTGAGGTCCGCAATCGCCGAGCCCGCGTCACCGAACGACGCCGGGACCGTCGACAGGACGTTCTTGAACGAGTCCTGCAACCCGAGAAGCGCGTCGCCGGTCGCGCCGGTACCGACACGGATCTTGTCGAACTCGGCGTCGAACGACTGACCGACCTTGAACAGACCTACAGCAGCAGCCACGCCAGCGGCACCGACAGCAGCCACGCCGACAGCAGCGAGCTTGCCGACCTTGCCTGCCCATCCGCCGATCTTGCCTTCGGAATCGTTGAGTGCCCTCGAGAGATCCTTGTTGTCGCCCAAGATCTTGACGGTGACGGTGCCCTTAGCTGCCATGCGTCACTCCCTCACCTGTTGCGTGATCTCTGAATCTCACTGTATGCATCACCGAGCGCCGACAGTTCGAGCGGCGTCAGCGTCCAATACGTCTCCCACGCGATGCCCGTCGTCAGGCACCACTTCCACGCCCCTACGACGAGGTCGTGTTCGAGGTCGTATCGCTCGTCGCTGTCGGCGCGGGCAAAGGGTCACCTTCGCCGGCCACCTCCTCGGCGTCATCGCCGATGGAAAGCACCCACTCGCCGGAATCGGCGCGCTTCGAGATCTCAGCCTCGGTCGCTGTCGGGATCTGGCGTTTCACCGCAGTGAACAGCATGGCGAATCGTTCGTTCGGGCCGATGATGCGTGTGAACGCCTTCGCCACTGCGACCTTCTCGTCGTCCGTCGCGTTCTCAGGATCTTCCGGCTTCGGAATGTCCGACAGATCGACCTCGATGGCGTCCCAGTTCACACCGAACTTCGACGCCATGATGCGGCGCTCAGTCATGTTGATCGAGCCGAACGGCAACGCGAACGGGCGTGGATCTTCTGTGATGGTTTCCATTTGGTTCCCCCCTTGGGAATTGTTGATGACCTCAGCCGAGGTCGTATTTGTTGATCAACTTGTCCACGGCCGCTTCGTAGACCTCGACGACCTGTGACCTGCGGTCATCGAGTGCGTCGTAGATGAACGGCTGCGGCGCCATGTTTCGGGACGGCACGCCAAAGATGACGTACGGCGCGTACGGGACAGCAGCCCGACCGAACCGGACGACACCGCCCGACGCCTGGCCGGACGACCGGCCAGAGCCAGCCAGGGCTCCGGAGCGACGGGGGACGAGTTCGTCCGCCCGTCGCTCCACAACCCGAGCCGCTTCGAGGTGAGCGCCCTTGAGGTCGCTCGCGCCATCCTCGAACTGCTTGAGAGCCCTCCGCAGTTCCTTGGCGCCCTCAACCTTGACCGAGGGCGAAGCCATCAGGCCTGGGCGAAGACCGGCTCGGACTCGGTGCGGCCCTCGAGGGTGAACATCTGACGATCACCACGGCTCGAACCGGTCATGAACGACACCGAAGGCACGCGGAAATTGAACGTCGCAGACGGGTTGGTCGCTGCCACGGCCGCGTCCTCGGGCTTCAACACGACCTCGATGGTCGTGTCTGCCAAGGCGATCAGCAGGTTCCAGGTGTCGGACGCTCCGTAGCCGAGCTCGATGGCAGCCGAGAAGTTCCACTCCTGCTCGCAGAAGTTGATGTAATCACCCGGTTCGAGGGTGACGGAGTTCGCGAAGCACTTGTACTCCACGCTGTCGATGAGGATGCTGGGTGCGTAAACGCGCTTTCCGGCCATAGGTCAATCTCCTTCGGTTTCGACCTTGTCGGCCGGTTGGGGGGTGGTGGTCTTCTTCGCTTCGCGCTCAGACTCGACGAAACGGTCGCCGAACTTGAGAGCACTGGCGAGGGGTACGCCGGTGACGACGTCGCCGGCCTCGAACGTCGATGCCGACGCTGTGAACTTGACCTTCGCGACGAAGGTCTTGGGGCGTGTTGCCATGATCAATCTCCTGTGCTGAATCGTGAGAGCTGGATACGAACGCCGAGGAAACTGCCGCCACCGTCATCGACGAAGAGCGTCGGTCGGCCAACAGGCCCGACCATCACCCGGTCATCATCGAGTTCGATCACGTCGAGGGCGAGGAGCTTGTCGGTTTCTGCGTCGAGCCAAGCGAACGCCTCGGTCATGTCCGTCACGCCAGCCATCAGATAGATGTCGAGGCCAACGGAGACGCCGCAGAATCGCTCCTCACGGCGTTTCCACTCCTCGGCTGCGTCGACGTACGCCAGACGGCCCGAGAGGCGTGTAGGGCGAACAGGGAGTGATGCGTCGACGTCGCACGTCGTTTCGACCGCCTGGGCGATCAGGACTGCCGCGCTCACGCGATACCCGGCAGCGTGTACTTGCCCATCAGTTTGATGTAGTCGGGATCTTCCCGCCCGACGCGCACAGCGAACTCGGCGAAACCGATCACGCCTGAAGGCGAATCGGCTCGAGTCAGCAGTCGGTGGGCGAGGATCAGGACAGCGAGACGGACGCTGTTCGGGACGCTCGCGTCGTCAGGCATCAGGTCGGCGTCGACGTCCTCCTGGACGACCGCCAGCGCGGCATCGAAAGCGAACGGGATGCGGTCGGTCAACGTCGATGCGCTAACCGACTGACCCGACAGCCATGTTACGAGATCCGTCGACGCCGGCCAGCCCGCCATTGGTCAGGCTCGCTTCGCAGCGGACTTCTTGACCGGGGCGGCTTCGCGCTTCTCCGGCTTCGGAGCCTCGGCCACCGGCTCGGCGATGCCCTGGCTACACAGGGACGCGCCCTCAGCGTCAGGGACGACGATCTCGCCGCCGGCAGCAGGCCACGGAGCACCATCACGAAGGCCGGTGATCGCTTGCTTCATCTTGATCTTCATTGCTGGTGCTCCTCGATTGAATTGCGGGTGAACCGGTGAGCGGGGCGACACACTGTCGCCCCGCTCACTCACTCAGGGATGGATCAGCTTGCGCCGCCCACGAAGTGCTTGACGGCACCGGTCGTGTCGACGAGGTCGCCATCGGTCCGCATGATGAACCGGTAGGTGATCAGGTCGTTCTGGAACGCGAAGTCCACCGACCGCTCGACACGCACACCCGCGACGTCGCGGATGACGTACTTCGAGAAGTCACCGAACACGACCGACTTGGCATCGACTGCCGGGTCGGCAACGTTGGTGTCAGTCTCGACCGGACGGCCCAGGAGGGTCGACTGCTCGCCTGCGGTCAGACCCGGCGCCCAGATGTACTGGTTGTCCGAATCCTTCAACTTGCGGGCGTTCGCCATCGCGGCATCGGCCAGCATCCAGGTGCCGTTGTTCCGGTAGGAACCGATCACCGAGTAGTACAGGTCGATCAGGTTGTCAGCGGTGAACACGCCCGACACGGACGTCGCTCCGGTGACACCGAGCGTCGACGCCGTCACGATGCCCTTCGGCTGTGCCGTGCCGGTACCGGTCACGAAGTGAGCGCCCGAACCGTTCGCGAGTGCCTGCCCGCCGATGCTCGCCAGGTAGCCGACGAGATCCACGCCGGTGTCCTGCTCGAGTTCGGAACTGATCTGCGTCGAGAATCCGTACTTGTACGCACCCAACGTGACCTGGCCGAACACTGCGTCCGACTCGGTGAGCGTGCCGGCCTCAGAGATGATCCCGGCGGTCGGGTGCGTGGTCGTCTTCGGGACCGGCAGGTCGTTGCCGCTGTCCGTGGTGAGCACGGTGACGTTGGTGCGACGAATCGCACTGTTGTCGATCATGTGCTGCATCAGGGTGCTGTAGAAGCCCTCGGGGACGGTGTTGCCGCCGGCCGTGGCCGAACCGACCGTGAGGTCACGGAACTCCATCGAACGGGCTTCACCGTTGACGAGCGAGCGGAGACGGTCAGCGTCGGTGACGGTGGCCTGCTTCGCTTCGGGCTCGACGCTCGGGGCGCTGGCACCATAGGCGGCGCGTGCCTCCTCGGCTGCGGCGTTGCGCTTGGCGAGGTCGCCGAGCTCGGCGATGCGCTCGTCGATGCTTGCCAGATCGGCGGAGAACAGGTCGTAGGTCTCCTTGGCTTCACCGCTGAACTCGCGGCCTTCCTTTTCGACGGCGTCGAGGTGGGTCTTGGTCTGCTCCCAAACGCGTGCGCGCTCGGTGATGAGATTGTCGAGAATGGTCATGTAGTGCTCCTTTGAGCATGAAGAAACGGGTGGGGGTGTTTGCGGGTGACGTGCGGGTGGCGCTGCGTCGGGGTCGTCAGGCGTTGATCGCCAGACGGGCGCGGGCGATCAGCAATGCCGACGAGTGCGGATCGCGCTGCTCGTCGTCATCGACCGGAAGATCACCTGCGAGAAGTCGTGCAAGGGTGCCGTCGGCCGACGCCCTGCGAATCGAGTCGAGATCCAACGACCGGACCTCGGCGAGCTTGTGGAACGCACGGTCAGCGACACCGCTGTCAGCGTCCTCGTAGGCCGGGTACGTCACCGGCGAAACGTCGCCGTTGTGAATCGACGCAGCCGTGACGGTCCGCAGCGGAAAGTCGCGCTCGGTCGTCGACCAGTCATCGTCGACCATGAAGAACGCGAACGACGACTGTGAGATGTCGCCCCGCTCCATCGAAACCAGCAGATCGCGAGCGTCAGAACGGTCAGGGACGTCGACCTCATACGCCAGGCCGGTGGTGTCCTTCGACAGACGCAGCGTGCCCGAGCGGGTGCGCCCGAGCAGGTGCGACGGGTCGTGGTTGATCAGTGCCCGCACGTCAGGATTGTCGGCCAGCGTCTTGTCGAACGCTGCCGGGTCGATCTGCTCGACGAACCCGCCGAGGTTGCGTGACAGACGGTTGAACACCGCTGCATGGCCCTGGATGACAGCGCCGCCGGTGGCGTGCTGGCGAACCTCGAACTCGGTAGGCGCGAAACGCCGTTCGATGGTCATTCTGTGACCTCCTGGTCGTTTGCCCCTACGGATTGACCGTTACCGGCCGGTGGAAACTGCTCGCCGTTGTCGAGCGGGCGTCGATCCTCGAGCGCCCGAACCTCGTCGATCGTGAGGAAATGCGAACCCAGGGCCGTCTTGTGCGCCTCGTAACGGGTCTTCGTGTCGGTGCGGAGCAGTGCGTCAGGGTTGAACTTGACGAACGTGCCGCCGGGAAGCTGTGCAGATAGCGCGCTTTCGATGCGAACCAGCCACGGATTGACCGAGAAAGTCAGGAAGTCGATCGCAGATTGCTCGCGATTCGAGTAAGTCAGCGACGAACCCTGCCCACCGCCGCCGATCATCTCGGCCGGGATACCGAACGCACGGGCGACGTCGTTGACGACCGCCGTGTTCGTCTCGAGGAACTGCGACTCGTTGGCCGCCACCTGGATCTGCTGGTACTTCATGCCGGCACCGAGCACGGCGGGCTCACGGTTGCCTCGAATCGCAGCGATGAACCGGGCCTTGATCGTCGTCGCCTGTGTCTCGTCGATCGGAGCGTCGGACGTCAACACCGCCGACGGTGTCGCGCCGTCACCGAACCACTGGGCGCCGAACTTCTGTGCAGCGATACCGAGGCCGATCGTCTCACGCTGCAACGTCAACGGCGCCGAACCTGCAACCGCACCCGGCTTCATGAAGCCGCGAATGTGTAGAACATCCTCGGCCGAGATCGTGTCGCCCGACAGCCGATACGTCGGCTTCACCAGCGCCGAGGTCCGCGCTACCGTCATGTGCGTCGGCGACACCCACTCGACACCGGTCGGCACGCCGAGACGATCCCTCGTCACCACAATGCCGTAGGCGTTGCCGTACAGCAGAACCGAAGTCATGGCCTGCCCGAGCCATTCGTCGAGCGTCAAGACCAGCGACGGGTCAGTGATCAGGCGAGGCTGCGACGGCAACCGGACCCGGTCAGCACCACTGCCCCGGTAAGCATGAACCGGCAACGACGACACGACGTCGGACAGCAACCGAACAGAACGCAGAACAGCGGACAGACCGAGAGCCGAATCGACATTGACATCAACCCTCGACAGGGCCGTCTGAGACGGCCAAGCGCCCCCGGTGCCCCACACGTCCTGGAACGAGATCGCGCGCTTCTCTGGGCCCCACAGCGTCTTCATCGGGCAACCTCACGCGACACATAGATCGCCCAGACGCCCGCAACCGCGTACCCGGCAGCAGGATCAACCTGGGCGCCAGCAGCGATGGTGCACGCGATACCGACGACGGCGAGAAGATTGGAAAGCATGGAACTCCTCACCAGACGTTCATTGCGGGGTCGGGAACTGCAGCGCCACCGAGACGCCCGAAGGCCATCGTCAACGCGAACACCGCAGCGACGTCACCAGTCAGAGGACGGACCCACACCTGGCCGCCGTTACCGGCAGGCTTTGTCACCGCCACGCCGAACTGCTTGGACAACGTCGGCTCACCACGGTGGCGGATTGTTGGGGCTAGCCCGGTGGCGGCCTTGATCAGTTCAGACGTTGCGAGCGTCTGATCGGTCGACGTCATCAGATCCACCTCGAGGCCGGCAGCCTTCAACGGTTTCGCCAACGCCTCGCCCGGTGAACCCTTCGGAAGCGTCACCGTCGACACACCCAAGGCCTCGCAAGCCGCGGCGAGCTCGCCGACGAAGACCCGCTCGTCCTTGTTCGAGACGACCAGACCGCCGTGCTTGAGCCCGTCAGGCCGATCGCCGGCCACCGCTGCCACATGCCATCCGTTGCCGACGTCAGCAGCCACACTGGCCGTCTCAGCGACCACGGAGGATGAACCGTCAGTCAACGCCGCCCACTCGTCGGGCGAGATAGGGCCGGCGGGCCGTTCAGCGTCGGGCTGTTCAGCCCAGACGCACAGATGTTCCTGCGCGAACCCTTCCGGCCC